TCTTACGATAGAGATGGTAAGAGTATTATAACCTCACTGACAAAGGAAAATTGTATTAATGCAACTCGGTGGTATCTAAAACAAAAACAGGAAGGGTTTTCTGAAACAGAAATTAAATATGAAAGTTTTGTTGGAGGAAAACTTTGAAAAGAAAAAAGACTATATGGAGATGGTGGGCAAAAGCTCTTGGGGAAAAGGCATCTAAGTGCGATAAAGAGTCTGACCTTGTTGCTTGGATAAGAACTTTTATTTTTATCACATACCTAATTACAAATTGTTTTATTGTTGCGGGAGTAATTAGACATTGGAATGATAGTCAGGACATTTATATAGAATTAAATACTAATGACCAACCAACACCCGCAATCTAATACAGTACCACTTGTAATTGTCCTAGTTATTCTTTTTTTGCTTGACTTAATAATTATAGGTGGTGTATTATATAAGGGACATGCAAATTTTGTAGAGTTATTTAAACATCTAAAACTATGACTAAAAGAACTTACACACAAAAAGATGGAACAATTTGGGAATGGGACGAAACTCCAGAACTTCTTCAACTCCTTAAAGAACTACACACAAAGGAGTCCACACCCAGCTCTGGATCCAACAACTCCGTGGTATGATTGGTTATGTTATTGTGAAATCTGTGAAAGTTTAGGCCCTATTCCAGGGCAACCTTCTCTTCGCAGATTTATGGCATATAGAAGATACCTAAAAGAAGTTGGAATACTGTAAATTTTTTGGAGATTATTATGAAAATATTTTTGGATACTGCAAATTTTGAAGAAATTTCTGATAAGTATGTCACAGGATTGATTGATGGAGTTACCACCAATCCAACTCTAATTAAAAAGAGTGGTAAAGATCCATATCAAGTTATTAAAAGTATTTCAGAATCTTTCTCTGAGTTTGAATCTATCTCTGCAGAAGTAGTTTCGAATACATGTGAAGGTATGGTCGAGCAAGCTCAACCATATTTGCAACTTGATAACGTTACAATAAAAGTTCCCTGTACTGTAGAAGGACTTAAAGCTTGTAGACAACTTCGTAGTATTGGTGCAACAGTTAACGTAACTCTCATCTTCTCTGCATCTCAAGCTGTTCTTGCTGCAAAGGCTGGTGCAACTTATGTTTCTCCTTTTGTAGGACGCTTGACTGATAATGGATTTGATGGACTTGAGTTGATTAAGAGTATTCGTATGATTTATGATAACTGTTATGATACTTCTGTTCCGCAAATTTTGGCCGCATCAGTTCGTAGTCCAGAAGTAGTTGCGTTGTGTTATCGTGAGGGAGCTGATATTGTAACTATTCCTTCATCAATCTTTGATAAAATGTATGAAAGTGTTCTTACTCGTGAAGGACTTGATATCTTCCAAAAGGATTGGGATAGTATTAATGTTTAAATATTATATTGATAAGTTTTCTCTAAAATTTCAATCTGTTTGGAAAAAAATCATGAATGATTATAGTTTTACAAATCACACATTTGTTATTGATGAAATTACAGGAGAAAAATACTCTTTAACAGATCTTCTAGTTGATCTTCAACGTAGAGTATCTGAACTGGAGGACAGGTACACTAGTCTCATTTTTGACGTTCGTAAACTTGAAGATGAGAATGTTGAGACTACAAATACTCTATACGAAATTACAAACTCTATTGATGCTGTTGATGCTCGTATAGATATATTGACTGCTGAAAAATGGACTGACAACAATGTATGAACTAGATGACTTTGAAAAAGCTTTAGCACACTTTGGTACAAGAGTCGATGTCATCATAGCGATGGAAATGGGAGGCAAATTAGATGCTGACACTGCTTACAAAAATATTAAGATGGAACTCAAAGAGCTCAAACGAATCCGAAAGTCTACAAAAAAAGACAAGGATTTGTGATAAGTGTGGAATTGAAAAATCATTAAAAGAAAACTTTGAAGTTGTCAAGTATTTTCGAGATGGTTATTCATACTATTGCAATGAATGTTCCAAACCAAGAAGCAATAATAAATAATTTGATTATGGTCAAACTAAGGTAGATATATGGCTATATTAACTACTAATGGAATATTTTTCTCTGCTGGAAATGAATTAAATTCCAGGAGACAACTTTTTCCAACTTCAACAGTTTGGTCATACTTTCAAGCAGCTGCACCTACTGGATGGACCAAAATAATAACACAAGATAATAAAGCTTTAAGAGTTGTTTCGGGTACGGGTGCAGGTTCTGGTGGAACTACAAATTTTACTACGGTATTTTCCCCTACTGTAGCTTTAACTGGAACAGTAACTGCACCTACCAGTGGAATTCAACCTGGACCTGCTTTAGTTACAAGTCAAATTCCTTCCCACATCCACTCCAATGGTGGTGAAGTATCCTTAACTATTAACCCTCAAAACCCAGATGGTTCATATACTGGTGGAGATGTTAGAGCTGGAACTGGTTGGTCAAGAAATTCACCAGCAACAGGTTCAGGTGGATCAGATCAAACTCACACCCATCCATTTACAGGATCTGGTCCAATTGGTAGTTTGGGTCTAAGTGTCGGTGTTCAATATATTGACATCATCATGTGTAGTTTTGATGGATAAAATAAATAACTTAAAATATCTCTTAGTCGGATAATAGTATAATGGCAGCAGTATTAACAACAACTGGAATAACGTTTGGTGACGGTACATCACTAAATTCCAAATATGGAATAGTGCCTCAGAGTAGCGTATCGGTTTTTTTCCAAGCATCTGCCCCTACTGGATGGGCTCAAGTAACGACCCAAAACGATAAGGCTTTAAGAGTCGTTTCTGGTACTGGTGGTGGTTCTGGAGGTACTACTGCTTTTTCATCTGCTTTCCCTAATAGTTTAAAACCTGTTACTACTACAGTTACTATTACTGGAACTGTAGGGGATACTACTCTTACGACAGCACAACTACCTTCGCACACTCATGCTAATGGTGGATCCATAGGATTAACTCCTGGTGGCGGTGATGTTGCCTCTGGTGGAGGTTGGACAAGAAATTTCCCCAATAGTGGAGCTAACCCCGTACCTAATGGTGGGGCTCACTCACACCCATGGAGCGGTACAGCTCCTTTTTCAGCAAGTATAGATTTTAGAGTTCAATATATTGATGTTATAATTTGTTCTTTATCCTAATTTTTGGTATAATTATTGTATTCGTGGACTGATCTTATATGTTTAAAAAGACTGAACCTGGGACATACTGCCCTTTAATCAAAAAAGATTGCATTGAAAATAAATGTGCTTGGTATATGCATGTTAGAGGTATGAATCCAAATACTGGTGAAGATGTTGATCACTGGGGATGCGCTGTTTCATGGATGCCAATGCTTACAATAGAAAACTCTCAACAACAAAGATCTACTGGAGCTGCTGTAGAGTCATTTAGAAATGAAGTTGTTAAGGCTAACGAAACGAATAGGGAAATATATATACAAGGATTAATGAATCAAAACTTTGTTCCTGTCAATGTAACTCCATTGACTCAAACAGGATTGCCTTTCGGAGAAGAAAATGAGACTGACGATAATTCCAAGTGATAGAACTGTTTACATAGACGGTGAGTATTATTCTGACATTGATATGAGTTGGGTTCCCCAAATCAATGGTGTAGCTGTACACGCTGTTCAGTGGTATGGTGATCATGGTAGTGTAGAGTTGGTTACTCAAGATCCGAATATCGAAATTACAGAGTTGGGTGTTTGGGAACAATCTATAGAGTTATGGCAAAAGAAAAAAGAAGAACATCAATTGTGGTTGGAAGAACAAAAAGCATTGATGGAAGTTCGCAATTTTTCTCAGTATGAAGGATATGGTGACTTAGATGATCTAATGGCTCTAGATTATATTTTGGAAGAAGAAGAGGAAGAGGAGATAGTTGAAATTGATGTAATGGCTGAAGACTTTGAAAATCAAAGTGTAGAAGAAGCTTCTGAATCTGATTTGGTGGTTGGTGATATAAACTACGAAGAACTTGAGTCTGTAGACAATGAAGTATCGGAAGAGGATCAAATTTATTACGATATTGAAGAGTTGTTAAAAGAAATTTAAAATTTTTTTGTTTGTTATGAATAATCTAAATCCTTCTCTCA